ATGTAAACCGCCGCGTCGATGTTGTACATGCCCGCCGAGGTCGTGACGACAATGGACTTGGTGCCGCCGCTGGTCACGTCGATACGGAAAAGCGCCGTGTGTGAGAAGCCCTGATTGTGCTGGACAACCTGTGTTGTGGGGTTGGTATCCACCGTGACGCCGGTGATGATGTTGCCTGCGCCGGTCGCAAAGAGGTTGACAACAAGGACAGCAGTTTTCTGGAAGTTGATCGTGCCGAAGTCCACCGAATGCGTTGACGTGGTGGCGCTGGCTGCGTCCCGGCTGTGGCGTCCAACATAGACCGAGGGATTGGTGGCGGGATCGGTTGTGAAGCTGGCTGCACTCGCGACCGTTGACTGATAAGCGCCCACGGCCTCGTGCATGTAATAGGCGTAGTAGGTTGTCGATGCCGAGAGGCCGGTAAAGCCGCCGCTGATTGATTGCGATCCGATGACCGTGACGGCCTGCGACTTGGCGACGACTGCGGCAGCCCCAAGGTGGTTCTGACCCGCTTTGACCTGAGCGGCGGAAGGCGGCGTTGCAGACGTGGTGATGACTGCGTACAGCGTGCCATCCGTGCCGGTGGTCGAGACGGAGCCACTTGCCGAGGTTGATCCCGAGAGAGCCGCAGTTGGGCTTGACAGCGAAGGGGTCAACGAAGACGTCGTGAAGCCGTCAGCACTGGAAACGTTCGATTGCTGCGACCAGCGGTTTTCGTGCATGTAGTGGATATAGTATGCCGTGGACGCAGACAGGCCGGTGAACCCGCCCGAGATCGTCTGCACGCCAGTAGCGGTGACGGCCTGGGATTTGGCTGCTGCTGCCGCTGCGCCGAGATGGTTTTGACCGGCCTTGACTTGAGCCGCCGATGGCGATGTGGCCGAAGTTGTGACAACCGCATAGAGCGTGCCATCGTATTGCGTGGTGGAAACCGTACCGCTGGCAGTGGTCGCGCCGGTTGATGTGTCGGTCGGCAGGGACAGAACGGGCGCAACGCTTGTGAGCGTCAGCGTCTCGATGTTGGACTTGCCGACGTAGGTTGCGCCGCGCAGAAGCCAGAACTGCACGTACCAGGTGCCGGGAGCCAGATCGTCGGCGAAGCCGAAAGGGCCGGAAAGTGTTACGCCGCCGAAGCCGTCAACCGTGGCTTCGGCATCGCCCATTTCATAGCCAGACATATCCGACGATGCCGAGCGCCATTGCTCGATTACGTCGTATGTGGCGATGTCGGTAAAGTCGAGCGCGAAGTCGGGTGAGAGGTCGAGCGTGTCGCCGTCCCATGTCGCGGTGATGTTTTCAGGGACAGCAGCAGCCCCCCCGCCAGCAGGCCTGCGCTTGCGTCTGCGCTTGAAATAGCCGGTGATCTGGATTCCCTGAATTTCCATCAGTTCACCTTGGCCTCTGCACTGGCACTTCTGTCAGCATCCGCATTGAGATTGTCGTTGGCCATCTTGTGAGCGGCCATCTTCTCGGCGTGCTGCATCCGCTCGCGTTCAAACAGATGTTCGTAAGCCAGCTTCTCAAGCTCGTGATTGTTCTTGCGGTCCTGCAATTCCAGTTCGAGAGATGCACGCAATTCGGCTTCGCGGCTGGACTTCATCAGATCGTTCTCAAGCTCCTTGCTCTTGACGATCAGATCGGCGTCCCGCTGTTCACGCTCCTTGCTGGCGTCAACTTCCATGCGCTTCTGCTCAAGTTCCATCTGGACTTGCGCTTTGCCCTGCTCAATCTGGATTGCCGTCTGGCTCTTGACCTGCTCAAGCTGCAATGCAGCCTCGGCTTTCTCTTGCTCCGGCGATTTCTGCTGTGCAGCGCGTTGCTTCGTCGCCTCAATAGATTCAGGCGTAGGCTTGCTGAGATACGGCTGAGTGCTCTTGAGACCAGCGGCCTGCATGGTCTTGGCAATGGCGTTGTAAAGCTGATCGGGCGTCACAAACGGGTTATCTGCCGGACCGAATGCAGCCAGCAATTCCTTGTGCATGCCCATGACGATCTGCATCGCCATCATGTCACGCTCGCGTGTACCGGCTCCCAAGCCTACGTTCACGGTCGCGTCCATGTCCGCATTCCATGTGCGCGGATCGAACTGAACAGGCTGGCCATTGAGGCGCATCATGCGCGGCTTGTCCTGGTGCTGGATCACCAGCTTCAGGACGCCACGGAATAGCCTCTTGAGGCCTACAGCGACGTTGCGAACCATCAACTCCACTTGGCTGATGCCCTGCTGCTCCATGAGCGCAGAAGCCTTCGCCGTGACGTTCTGGAGTGCATCCGGTGGCAAGCCGCCCGAATTGTCATTGATGCCTGTACGGTCGGCCAAGGCTTCGTCCATGTAAGCCAGCATGTCGAATGCCTGCTTGGCGACGAATGGCACCTGAGCAAACGTAACGCTGTCATTGACGTTGCCGCCGCCCTTCACAAGAATGGGCTTACCGAACTGCGGGTTTAGTACCGCGTCCATGTTGCTGACCATGGCTTCGGAGACAATCGGCTGAAGGTTATTCTGCCAATAGATGTTGTCGAGCGTATTGCGGAGAAGGACCGTCTTTACACGCTGGATTTCATGCGTGTCGTCAAACAGGCTGCGGCCCTGCCACTCATGCGGCCTGCGCTCAATCACGATGTCAGTAAACGGGGCTTCGTCAATCTCATCGTTCTCAAGAATGTTGGTATCGCTCCAGCCGCCTGCCATGACCACGCGGCGAAGCTCGGCAATGCCATCGTCGTCAGCATCGAGCCGAACGAAGCACTCCCAATAGTCGATCTCGTCCATGCCGCGGATGCGCTCGGCATTGCGAATATCAACATCCTCGCCACGGCGCTTTGTCTTCTCATCGTCCTGATTGGCACGGGCGGAGTAAGCCGGAAGCTTGTCTATGATCTTGCGGTCGTATCCCATGGCCACAAGCTGCGAGCGGCGAAGCTTCTGATTGTGAGCGCAGAATACCGCCTCATCAATCATGAGCGCGTCGGGGCTTATGAAGAATTCCTCGAGCGGAATGGCAGCGATTTCCACCTTGCCGCGCGTGACCTTGCGACGAAGCTTGACGCTGTAGAGGCCCTGCTCATCCTGAAACTGCTCAAGAATGGTGATTTCATCATCCGCAGCAAGTTGCGACAAATCATCAAGAGTCAAGCCGCTGTGCTGGCTGACGCGGACATCTATCGTTTCATCCCACCACCATTTCATGATGCCATTGCGGATGCGGAGCGCGTCGTGGATCGCATCACGAATGCGTTCCTCGCCATGACACTCAGGCAGCACTACCAGATTCACATAATCCGTGGCCTGGGACGCCGCCGTATCATCACCGTCACCAACGCCAGCATATTCGACAACCTTCTCGGAGCCGAAGATCGTGCGCGTGATGGCAGGAAGCACTTTCTTGGTGATGGCGCGAAAATCACGGCTGACAACCGAAGACCGATGCGGATCGGACGGCGTGTCGTTCATGATGCCGTCATAGTACTCTATTGCCGTCTTGCGCTCGCCAGACTGCTGGTCAGACCAGTCAATGGCCTGCTTGGCGTAAAGCTCAACCGCTTTCGCTATGTCATGGGGAGACATTTGGGGCATTGAAATCCTATGCGGAATAGAGCGGCCTCACGGCGCTGAAAGGGGAAGGTTCTAGAAAAACCTGTGCGTTTTCCTTCGGAACGAGAGGGCGAACCGATGGCCGTTATTCTTCTGAATGTACTTTGGGCTTTCAAAGCGTGACAGGATCAAGCCCGTCATCGCAAAAACCCATCCGCCTGCGGAATAGCGGTAGAATGTTACGAAAAATTCGGCCGGGCGATGTTTGAATGTCTTGGTCGTCATACAACCCGCCTCGGGATGAACTTCTCTGTCTGCGTCGATGGCTTCACAATGGCGAAGCGCTTCATCATCAATGCGTACCGGCTGGCACTAATCACGTCGTCACGTTCCTTGACGATCTTGCCATCCTTGCGGTGGTACAGCCTGAATTCCTCGATCCACTCTGCGCACGTCCTGAACACCTTCCAGCGTCCGGTCTGCATCCGTTGCAGCATGTCAGACACGCCAGCCTCTACGCCGTTGGTGCCGTCTTCGAACGTAGCGCGTTCGTGAAGCATGTTGAGCCGCTGCCTGCGGTATTGCTCGGCAAGTTGTTCGCCGCTGTCCTTGGAGTGCTGCAAGCCATCGTGAGGCCATGAGAACGGCAGCCAGTCTCCCCATTCTCTCAGTGCGGCGGCATGGATAATTGGCGTTGACTCACGCTGACGGTAATTTGCAATGACGTAGAACGTGTCGTTGTCACGGTCCCAGGCGCATCGAACAGCAGCGAAAGGGTGATCCCATCCGAAGTCCAATCCACATATTTGCACCCAATGCTTTCCAATTGGGATTGGATCGATGCAAATGTCTTCTTCAGATATTGGAAAGATTCGTCCAGAGCCAAGGCTTGGGATGCCTTTGGTTCTTGCTTCTCGCTCATGTGGGGGATAGCTCGCAATGATCCGGTCACGGTCTTCCTTGCTGTAGTGCAGCGCATCGTCAATCGTCATGGGCGTCACGTTGCGGTCGGCTGATTGCTCCATAATGTACCTCGCCACTACGCTGGACATGCCCTTGAGCGGCGTGAATGTAACGGCGATCAGTCCTCGCGTGGCGTTGGTGCGCGTGATGCCTTCGAAATAGACATCTTCTGGCGGTTCTTCATCAAACCAGACATAGTCAACAGTCGATGCCTGCCACTTGCCACGGCCCTGCTCATAAGCTTTGAACTGGCACACGCTCGAACCGCCCGACACATGCCGAACGCTAACATTCTCAAGAGCGTTAGGTACACCCGCCCGACGGTCCGTGCCAGCAATTGCGTCTCCGGGAATGTATCCCGTTCCCCATTGGTCTTCTTGCTCAGGAGGCCCGACAAGTAGGCGCTGAACGCCGTCCCTTGTCAATTCGTAGCTCTCGGATCCTGCCAGCATGATAATCGGCTTGTCAAACCGTTTGCCCTGCCACCAATCAGGATATTGCCCCGTAAGGTGCATTGCGGCTTCGGCAGCGCCTGCCAGCGTCTTGCCTAGCTGATTTCCCGCCATGAACAGGCGTTCGCGGTATTTTCCGCCTGCCGTATGAAACTCGATCTGCTTTGGATATGGCGCGTACCGGCTAAGCCTAGTGCGTGCTAGTCTTGTCGCCCGGTTCCGCTCCATCTTTGCCAGCAGCCGCAATTCTAGATCGGAGATCGGTAATGGCTGCGTCAAGTTCGTCGTCTGTAAATTCATCGAGCCTGTCTGTCACATCTGCGCTCATCGCAATCGGCTTGCCTACAGCCCTGTCCAGGACGTGTTTGGCTGCGTCTATGGCGACCTTTGGATCAGCGTCACCGATGAGGTCCACGAGCCGTTCAATTGCCTTTGGTGCAGCCTCTCTTGCGATTGCAGCGATATTCCTGCGGGATGCGTCTTTCTTTGCGGACACTGGATCAACTTTCCGGTTTTGACTTGATGGTCAAATATTTAACACTACTAAGCCTGTCGTGTATTAGGCTATCTTTTCTACTACCAGCGTAAATCCTGCCTTGGCGGTTGTGACTGCGGTTGTTTCAGAGCGGAACCGGAGTTGTGCGGTGCCGGTGTTACTTGTCGTTATCAGCAGGCCCTGGCCTGTGACCGGATATGTCGAGGTTCCCGGCATACCGGATGAAACGCCAACGGAGGCGTCGTCTGCGATTGAGTGTCCGCCTGATAGTGTGCCGGTGTTGGCAAGCTGGTGAAAGAATGCCACGTCAATGCTGGTGACGGCGGATGACAGGTCGAATTGGAATCCGCAGCCCGTTGTTGCCGCTGTTGGCTGTATGCGGCCCATGAACCAAATGCGGTATTTGCTGTTTGCCTCATAACTGAAGACAAGGCCCGTGAGCGTGACCGGGGTTGTGTTGGCAGCCGTGGCCTGATCTGATGCCAGTGTTGCGACGAGAGTGTAGCCTGCGGTCGGGGCTGCCCAGGTATTGTCACCGCGCAGGAAGGTTGTCAACGAAGGTGTGCCGGTTGCCGAAAGCTCGGTAACGCCCACCGTGGCAGCGTCGATGTTCCATGTGGTGCCGCCACCTGAAACGGTAATGTCGCCCTTGTCGCCGTCTGTGACGCCACCGCCGCCCGCCAGATCGGAGGCCAGTGCCTTTTTGAGGTTGCCGCTGTCTGACGTGTCGGAAATCAGCACGTAATCGGTGCCAACCGCTGTTACCAGTGTTTTGCCGGTGATGGCGGTTGATGCGATGGTGAGTGCCGTTGATCCGGTTACATCGCCGGTGTGGGTGGCATTTGAGACAAGGCCGGAATACAGTGAGTTTACGGCATTGTCGCCAGAGTTTGTGCCGGACAGGTTGCTGAGTTTGACCTTTTCGGCGTCGGTGACGTAGTTGTCGTCGGTGCCGAGCGTTGCGGCCTTGCCGTCCAGTGCCGTCTGGAGGCCCGTCACATCGGCAATGACGTGGGCGTGAGCGCCAGGCGGAGGCGGCGGAGATTGCGCGATGATGGCGCGAATGCGAGTTATTTTCATGGCGTGAGGTATCCCGTCGCATGAGTGCCGCGCTTACGCTGTACGGTGATGATCGGGCGTCATGGACGGGAATGGGTTGCGCAACATTATTGCTTTTGTAGCGTATGCTGCGTTTTCCTGTTGCAATAGTCCGTAGCGTATGCTACGTATTAATTATCAACAGGGAGACGGAAAATGCTTACAAACACTCAGATGGTAGCCAACCGCT